TGGTGGGTATAATATTAATGGTGATAATTCTATTTGGTTTCATCTAGAATTGAATATTGGAATACTACAAGATTATTCTGTGCAAATCTTTATATATCAAGATTTAACTGTAAATGTAGATTCTGGTACAAAATATTTAATACCAACAAGTAACGGAATTGATATACATACAAATCTAACACATAATCTTTCTGAGAGTAATACTAAGAAGTTAACAATATATACTACAGGTGATGGAACTAAATCTTTAATGGATGATGGTAAATATCGTAAGCTGCCAGTATATGGGAAGAATTTATTGCTTGGATCTAGTACAGAGGTAAGTAATTCCAAGTATGAGATGGCTGATTATTGGCTAACTGAACCGATATCTAAAGGAACACAAGTAACATTGACTATTTTTGGAGAATTGGGTGATGATAAGGAAATGTTCACTATATATAACTCTACTGGTGCAGTAGGTTCTATGGCTCAGTTCAGCAAGGCTGACTTTGTGAATGGGAAGGCCAGTAAGACTTTTAAATGGATTACTAATATCGGAGATGCAGTAGCTGATAATACACATATGATTGTATTTAGTTCTCCTAAAACTGGCACATCAACTTCCACCATCCATAAGATTAAACTTGAATATGGTGACATTTCGACCGAGTGGTCTCCAGCTTGGAAAGATATACCAGATCTAGAAGAAAGATACGCATATGGTGTTGAATGGGATACTGCATCATCTAGTCCTGATGGAGTTAGAGTAGGTAATATGCAATTACATAGAGAACTACCTATCCAGAGTAAGTTGAGAAGTGTTATATTGGATAATAATGGTGGAATAAAAAATTATCTAAATAATTCAAATTGGGGTAATATAGATACAGAATATTTAACAGAGTCTATAATGACTGAAATACCTGAACATTGGTATAAATTTTACCAAGACGGAACCAAATTTAGAATGATGCTATCCGCTATGCCATTACCAGGATATAACCATATAGATCAATTTTATATAAGTTCATTTGAGTCTGGAATAGATAGAAGCTCCTCTATTTTGATTTCCTCTTATGGTGTTGGAAGTACAAATGTAAATAAAAGAGGAGGTGACAACACCTCCGAATGGGACGGAACCTACCGTTCCTTGCTAGGTTGTCCCGTCACCTACCTCACCCGAGACCAATTCCGGCAAGCCGCTAGGAAACGTGGGAGTGGCTGGGAGATGTACACCTATGGAGCACATAAAACCTTATTCTGGTTATTTGCAGTAGAATATGCTACATTAAATAGTCAAAAACCATTTAACGCTCAAAAAGATGCTAATGGATTTTCACAAGGTGGTCTTGGAGAGGGTGCATCACAAATGACAGATTGGATAAATTTCAATAATGCAAACCCCCTTATACCATGCGGCTATACCAACGAGTTCGGGAACGGCTCTGGAGAGAAGGCATATGTGGTGAAGAACGCTTCCGACGGTACTCATGCCACGTTGATGGCTAACAGGTATCGTGGCATAGAGAATCCGTTCGGTCATGTCTGGAAATACACTGACGGGGCTAATATACAGGTCACCACGGGTGATGCCGGATTGTCTATTCTATGGACCACCGATGACCCGTCGAATTTCAGCGACACCTCTTACACGGGCTATGACAAGAAAGGTAATATCTGCCGTACAAGCGGTTATGCTAAGAAGATGTTGCTTGGAGAAAATGGTGATATCATACCTACAGAAGTAGATGGTAGTTCTTCCACTTATTGGTGTGATTATTATCGTACTACTATAACAATTGACGGAATATTTGTAGTATTAGCCGGATCTTCTGCTAATGGCGCTTTAGGTAATGGTCTTGCAAGTATTTATGGTGGTTACACATCCAATTCTGCTAGAGATATAGGAACACGTCTTTGCTTTTTCCCTAAATATAAATCAACTGAAATAACTACAACTACAGAATAATATGAAAAGAGTATATAGTAATAAAATACCTAGTAAGATAGAAAAAGATAATAGTGGTTATTATTTGTATAGATGGAATATACAAGAAGAACAAAATACTGAATATAACGGTTATTCCTATTATGAAGTAACTGTATGGCCCACATTAACTGCTAATAAGATATTAGAAACATGTATTAATGAATTATGGGGTACAGATGTTGAAGCAAAGAAACTGAATGACTATAATGCTGCATTACTAGGGATACTAGATGAAAGTTATATAGATATTTACAAAGATTTCTTACAAAAGAGAAAAGAATTGAAGGAACAAGTAGATTCAGATTTCATTGCTTATGAACAAATGCAAAATGAATCAAATAGTGAACAAATAACCGCTATTACTTAGGGTAGTGTCAATTTATAAATAAAGAACTTTTAAACCTTATTGACGTTTACTAAATAAACTGTCAAAAGATATCAGAACGCTAGCTAATCTTGTATTGGTTAGCGTTTTGTTTTTCAATCATCCTCTTTCAAATTATTGTAATGTTACAAAGACTAAATAATATTATATTAACAGCTCAAAGTGTAGCTACAGTGAATTACTTTAAAGAATTAGTTAATGATGGACCAATTAAATTTGCTGCCTGTTTGCTTTCTGGTACAATGGGTTGGTTGTCTACATTCTTTGCTCCAATATGGACAGTAATAATTGTAGTGTGTGTATTTATACTTATAGATGCAATTCTTGGCACCAGAGTATCAATTACTCGTGGCGGTAAGTTTGAATCTAGAAGATTGTGGTCTACTTTAAAGAAATTCGGAAACTGTGCAATGATAATTTCTTGTTGCCATCTCATGGACACAGAAATATTAAAATCAATAGACATGCATTTGGTAGAAGCGTTTTCAGGAATTGTCTGTGGAGTTGAATTATGGTCGATGATCGAAAACCTTCAAGCAATTGATCCTACTGGACCGTGGAAAATCTTTAGCAAATTCATACGTAGCAAAGGAGAAAAGTATTTAGACATTACAATAGAAAAAGATGATTTACCAAAAATAAAGAAATTAGTAAAGAAAATAAAATGATATTTTCCAAAGTAAAATTAGCAATTGCTGTTATTTTTAGTTTACT